ATGTAACAATTTATGAGTTGTTCTGTCATCTTTCATTGGATCAATCATAATTTTAAATACAATACCATTAACTGACTTGTATTCAATCATTTGTCCTTCATTAAGAACAACTTTATCACCTTGTGTTTGAACATTGTGACTTGATAATACCCATGGATAGCTTGATAATTTATTAGAAGCTGCTTTATGGAATTGATATGCACCATATTGACCAGTTGAAAGAATAAACTCAAGTTTGTCTTCAGGTAATTTACCTACTGCAATTTGCATAGCAAAATCTGTAAGAGCATCAAGATTAAAGTCATTGTAAAACATTACATTTGATCCTTCCATTTGTTCGTACAACCCGAAACCAGCAACTACGCTATTTCCAGATTCACCTTTAAGGTTATAAGATCCATCAGATAGTTTAGTAGATTTGCCTAAAAGACACAATCTAGCTCTATCTCTCATAAACTGAACTCTATAATCCCAACCCAATTTATCTAACCAACGGGTATAAACTTTACCATCTGGACCAACAAATGCAAATGAAAGAGGTTCAACCCCACCCTTATCAATCATATTACCAGGTACTTCATAATTCTTACGAATATGAGATATAATATTTTCCATTCTGAAAGGAGCTGAATGTTTAACTTCAGTACCACGTATTGACAGAGTAGGTTCAACTAAACCATACATTTCTGAGAATAATGTTCCAGCAATCAAATCTTCATAAGGAGCATAAACTGTAGGATCACCAGTTACAATCTGAACAGGATATCCCCACAATGAACCAGCAGAAATAGGTTCGCCAGATACACGATACTGATAACTTTCAGGATAATTACCAGAAAGAACAGCAGATGCACCAGAGAAATATCTTTCTGCAAACCATAAAATAAATGTTGAACCATATTGTCCAAATTTAGTTGTAGCAGTAGCAGCAGTATAAGAACTATCTGTTGACGTAGCTTTTACCAATGGGATTACCAATTCATCAGTACCTTGTACTAACCATTGATAAGGACCATCTCCACTAACAGTTCTTTCTGGAAGCTTGTTAATAAAATTTACGACATTATCAGCACCATAATTAACTTCATAAAGCTGTTCTACAGTATTATTGATTAATTCTGGCTGAAGCATACCCAACCAGCCCAAATGTTCTGATCTAGTTAGTCCAGACCAATATTTTTGATCTACTATTTGTAATTTAGAAATTTTTTGTGTACTCATTTTTTATATATTTAGAACGATTATTTCTTTTTAAAAATTTGCATTTGTTTTAAAATTGCATCTGAATCATCTTCTCTATCAAAAGAAGTTTTAGCATTTACATTCCCTATTTCAAGTGTTCTTCCAGTACTTAGTATTCTCTCAAGATCATCAGCAGCTTTTGTTTTAGCAGATTTTATTAAAGAATCTGTTTTACCATCAAACAATCCTATATGAATTAAGTAGGCTAATTTTTGATCAAAATCAATAGGATTTTGTTGTCTCTTATTCCATACTTCTGTTATTGGATTTCCTCTTGCATCTCTTGCAACAGGTTTTGTCAGCATGTCAAAAATCTTCTCTTTAGTTACTTTATTAATCTTTTTACCAGGAATGTACTCTTCAGTACTCATTATTTTAGCTTTTAAATTATCAGTAGCTTTCTGATATTCCTGTTGTCTAGCCAATTCTTGTTGCTTTGTTGTTTCCTTTTCTTTTACTTCCTTTTCGGAATTATATTTTTTTATTTCAACAATAGCCTCCTTAGCATCATCAATATCCTCACCAAGAGCAATTTTATTCTTAATTTCCTTATTTATTCTTTCATCTGACCAGTTTGTTGTGTTCTTATAATTTTGAAACAACACTTGTTTTCTGGCATTTTCATCTTCCTCTAATTTTTCTGGAGTAAGATTTTCAAATTTATATTTAGAACTTGCTATTTCTGTAGCAACTTTAGGATCTATCCCAAATCCCCTTAATTGAACATAATTTTTAATATCATCTTCAAGCTCATCTACAATTTGATTAGTGATTTCTTCTTTCTGTTTATTAAACATATAGGCTATTGCACCTAACTGTCCATCAGTTTTAATAATCTCACTTATTTCTTTTTCATCAATATTGTCATTAAAAACACCCTGCTCCTTCAAGTAAGTAGCTAAGACAAGAGCAATCGGACTAGAAGAATCTTTAATATCAGGAGCAGGGGTTTCTGTTTTTTTATTTGTTGTGTCATCAACCTCTAGATTCTTTTTTTCTCCAGCCGTATTTGTCTGTTTCTCAAATATGCTATTTACATCTAAATTATCATCAATATTTTCAATGGACTTACTATTGTCCGTTTTGTCAAGATTAGCTAACTCTTCTTGACTAGTGATTCCCAAATTATTAGTATCACTATTTTCTGTCTTTTGTGCTAATAATGTATTTACATCAAAATTAACATCAAAGACATCTGCATTTTTGTCTTCTTTTGCCATAATTGTCTTGCTTTTACTATTTACAAAATTAATACTATTATATAATCTAATATTTAAAATTAGATGACTTTTTTCCTCAGCTATAACATTTTAAGCTTAATTATTCTGCTTTCTTATTACAAAAATCATCGAATAATTGAATACCTATTGTGTCTAGTCCAGTTTTATCTAATTTATTTCTTAAGTCAAATGCCTTATTTTCTTCTTCTATTTGTTCAGTCATAAACCACTGAGCAATACTAAATGTGTTAAAATCATTATCTTTTAATGATGCAAGAGATATATTTTTCCATTTATCAGTAATATATATCTCATGTTCTATAGTTTTTAGAACAACATCTTTTACATTAAAGTCAGTTTTAATTAAAGTAGATGTTGGAGTAATTGCTTTGATATCTCTCTTTTGAAGATAATCCATAATTTTTTCCATATGCTCTAGTTCTTCTTTAGCATATTTATCATATAATTTAGCTATACCAAAATATCCTTCGTACTTGGCCCATTCGGAAATTGACTGATAAAGCATTGATGAATTAAATTCTTCAGATATCTGTGCAAACAAAAGCTCTTTTATATTTTTGCTTATTCTTTCCATATATTATTTTCTTTTACTATCGTATTTATTCTTATTTTCCTTTGCAATCTTGAGAGCTGTCTCAGCTTTTTTAAGGTCAACTTCCTTCTTAACATTAATTTCTTTATCTTTTAATGCCAACTCTTTATCCTTAAGAAGTAATTCTCTATTTTTTATTCTCTCTTCAAATTGTAATTTTAATTGAGCAGCAATATTTTTACTATCTATATCCTGTTTCTTAAGAGCTTGATTACCAATCTCTATAGGATCAGGAATATTGTTATCATTTTGATCTAAATTTTTCTGTCTATTATATGCAGCTATTTCAGCTATTTGAATTTTAGTAGCATTATTTTGATCTATCTCATATTGTTTAATTTGAATTTCAGATTGTAATTTTTCCTGTTCAAATGCAATCTTCTGTTGAATTTCTTGCTGTTTAGCTTGTTGTTCCATTTCCTGAGATTGTTGAGCTTGCTGTTGTCTCTGAGATTCATAAGATTCTATTTTTCTTTTCAAAGTAGCAGGATCTCCAGTTGTAAGAAGATCTGCAACAATACCTAATCCTCCACCACCTTGAAGGAATGCTTGTGACATTCCCTTTAATGCATTTATAGATTCTAGATCTGAAGATGTATTTCCAATATGAACTGCATATTCTGATTCTGCATAAATTTCCCCATCAAAATCTAACATAGCAGTTGTGGCATCATCCAACACAAATTGCTTCTTCATAGCTTTTTTATTTCTCCAAGCAATCTTAATTGCCTCTAAATAACAAGCTAATGCTCTAGCTCTAGTATTATCGTGTAACCCATACCATTTTTCAGTCTGATAAGAACTATTATTAATAGCTGCACTAACAGCTCCAACAGCTTCTCTGTCAGAAACATCTCCTTTTCTTTGTGGAGATATACCAGTTAGCTCATCTGTTTGTTTCTTTATGAATTCCAGCAACATTAGATGTGTTTGTATGAACTTATCATCACTCATATCTATTACTGGTGCAGACTCATTCATGTGTCCAGCTAATTTCCCTGTAGCAGATCCTTTCATACCCTCATTAAACGCATCTACTGGCATCCATCCCATTATTTCTGCATAATACATAATTGTATCTAAATCCCAACCATCTGGCATTAAATGCAATGGCAACCTAGCTACCTTTCCTTTATATTTAGCAATTTGTAATTCTGTTTTATACATTAATGTATTATATAAATATTGATAATCTCTACCAATATCCATAATAGATTTTGCTCTAGAAGTATTAACATTAGCTACTGTTCCTACTATACCAGGATGAGATATAGATAAGTTATCCATATGCCTCATCTGTACTGTCCTTGGTCTCATTCTGACATAAAATCTATCAGCTATCTTGCTTCCTTCATGCCATTCATTTATCCAATACCATTTAACTATTTCACCTTTTTCTTTATTAGGTTTGTAATCTTCTGGCACTATAGTTCTCTGATACTCATCATTTTCATCTATATAATCTACAACACCTATTTTACGCATACTTCTCCAAAGTGTCCTAGTTACTCGAACATTTCCAGAGGTATCATATGCACCACCAAAAACTGTGATCCCTTCTCTATTGGCCATAACTAAATTACCAATACCCCATTGATTAACAAATGAATCAATAGAAAATGGTATATTTCTTAATTCACCACTATTGAAATTAGATTTACTCATTCCCTGAGCATTAGAGTGACCTCTCTCTATTTCATTTATATCATCTTCAGTAAGATCTTCATAATACCTATCAATAACCTCCCCAGTAGGTAAGTATCCATCTTCCACGATAAGAGTAGAATCTTCGATTCTATAGCTGTCTCCAGATCTAACAGTAAATATATTAAGTGGATTAGCCTTCCTAAGTCTAACTTCTTCACCGTAAATATCAATAACATATATTTCTTCACCAGCAATAAGCAAATCTTCAAAACCTCTACTAAATTCTTCTTTCATGTATTGAGTATGATATCCATACTGTAATACCTGATGAGCCATCCTTTCTCTTATATCTCTATATTCATAAGTTTGCCACTTCTGTAAGTTTTGTAATTCTTGCTTAACTTTATTTTCATCAAGCTTAGGTGATATTATTGTGTTTAATAAAAACTCTGAAAACCTTTCTTTAGTTATACTAAGTTTCTGATTAATAACATCTTCATTTATAACCCTTACGTTAGGAGTGAAAGGTCTTCTTCTTTCTTCACCACAAAGTCTATTGATGTTAGGATTAAGCAATGGGTAGTTTCGATATGTAGCTGGAAAGTCCATGTTATTAATCTTAAATGGATTAATAACCCTTTCTACTTCTGATTTGTCAACAATATCATTATAGAGATTGTAATTAACAACCTTATTTCTTCTTATAGATCTAGTATTTCTATTATTGTAATAATCATTATCAAAATTTACAATAGATATTCCAGACTCAACACATTGTCTATACCACTCATAATCATTTTTAACCTTTTCTTTATCAGTTTTTTTTTGAGGTGGAAATATAGATGGAATTGTGTTTACGCTATACGCAGTTTCTGCTTGAGACATAATTATCCAATTTTTACAAAGTTATCATTTAATAAAATTAAAATCAATTATATATAATATTTTTTAAGGCCAGCTATAACATAATCAGTTTCTTTTTATTTCGCTATTAAACTTATATGCTACAGATTGCCTATATTTATTTGTTGAGTTTCTCATAATAAATTCTTTTGCTTGTTCTGATCTTTCAGAAATTCTTTCTACTAATTTACGAATAGTTTTCTTTTTGTCTGCTCTAAGTATCATTAGCATACTAAAAGCTGATACGTCATCAAAGTTTCCATTCTCATTCCAGTATATGAATTCTTTTAATAATCCCATGGATCTTATTTCATCTAGCTTAGTTCTTTCATTTTTTTCAGTATCATCAGTTTTTTCAGATAAATATCCTATTCCAAGTTCTATCCCTAATGCTTGTGCAGCTTCATGACCAGGAGTTCCTTTTTTATTGTTTCCAATACCTACACTTTTACTTATACCTCTTTGAGCTAATATCTCTGGCTCATCAGCAAGCAAATATAATGAGTTACTATTAAAAAAATGTTCATATATTGTCATATTAGTTCTTTCATAATTAGCTAATGCAGAGTAATATAATAATGCCAACCTGCATTGTTCATGAAATTCCTTAGCTAAAGGTCTTCCTTTATAATGACAAACAATTCTATCATTCCAGGTATCTAATATTAACAAAGATCCAAATGAAGTGGTAGTGGAAAAATCCTTATCATAACTATCTATTCCAGCTATATATCTACCTGAATATACAAGCCCATTATTATCTTTAACTGGATGTTCATATATTTCTACAGCACCAGGTTTGTTGTGATTATCTTTATATGGAAAATTTCTTAGTGGAACAAGTTTATCATCATTCATAAACTTAATTATTCCAGTATTTGGTTCTAATCCAAATTTTCCAACCCAAATAGAACTTATCATCTCAGTTCTATGTGTTTCTATATATCCAAGTACTGCCTGAGCTCTAACCGCATCAAATACATTTCCAGTAAGTCTGAGCAAAGCTTCTGATGGCTTCTTGGGTTGTTGTGAGACAAAAGTATTATATGCAGCAGCAGAACCTTTTTTCTTTTCAGCTCTCTTAGAATCAAGAGACTCTTCAGCTATATCTCTAATACTATTACCCTGATCATCTACCATATCTATAGCTGTCATTTTTTCAACACCTTTAAATATTATTTTCTTAGTAAATTTACCAGGATAATACCACATATCATCTATAAAATATCCACATTGTCCTACAGCATTATCTTCATATATATTATCATATGCCTTAAATCCATAAGGTGCTGGATTATTAAACATTTCAGCTAAATCAACAGTACCAGATTCCATTGAACCTCCTGTTCCCCAAACCACTGGAGTTCCAGTCATTACATCTCCATCACGCCATGTTGGTTCTGCTATTGTAAGAGCTGTTAGTAATCCTTCAAATTTACCAGCTTCTTCAAATGAAGCTGAATATAAAGATTCACCAATACTTTTAAATGGATTATCTTTAAATGATAATGCATGAATTTCAGATAAAAATCCATCTTCTATCTCCATACCATTATCATCTGTATATTTAAATCCAGCCTTAATATGTTCTCTTTGATTAATTAATCTTCTCTTAGCCCAATCTGTGTTCTTGTTTAAATGATTTATTGTGAACCACATTGCATCAATAGTTACCTTATAGTGGTCCTTTTCATATGCAGCGAGTAAATTAGTTGAAGCTGGAATAAAATTATAATTATACACCAATACCTGATTTGCATTAGTGTACGTAATTCCCTTTCTTCTAGATTTTAATATACATAATCCAAATTTATCTTTTCCCAAGTGTGGTCCTTCCGTAAAACACTCTTCTATTTCATGAGATAAATAATACTGATGATCTATAAATCTTGGAAATGATACATGTTTCTTTTTAGTCCTTTCATCAGTAATTTTCATTAATCCAAAATTCAGGAAAAAATAAAATCTACCAGGTATTCTTACTCCACCAACTTCATATCCATTAATACATCTATCTTCTTGTATATCCCAATAAAGATCATAATCTTTACTTCCTTTAGGGGCATCAGTGTAATAACCATATTTTAAAAAGTGTCTAGCTTCTTCATTAAACACATTGCTGTTAAGAAACTTAAGATAATCTCTAGTAGAATTCCTTACTGGATTTACAATATTGGGATTTATGTCTTCCCACTTAATAGCTACTTCCATTATTCTTTATTTTTTATCATTACTTGCTCTCTACGATTCAATTCACCACCACCTCTAACATGCTTAGCTTCTTGTACTTCTTTTTTAATTCTATCCCTAAGAGCTTCTATACCATCAAGTAGATCTCCTATTCTTTTAGCATTATTAATAAGATTGTTGGTTATTTTCCCATCTTTATCTGTATCAGGATCATAATTTCTAAAATAATTTCTAATATTATTCATTGAAAATGTAATATCTTCCAAAAGAAGTATAGCTGGACTTTTGCAAAGTTCCTCGTACTTATTCATTGCCTCTTCTAGATCAGGATATATTTTCCAATCTTTTCTGGTTATTACATCTTTAATAACTTTATCAATTCTGTCTTTGTCATTATAACCAGAATATGGACTATTAAATTTTTTCATAAGGATAATAAAAGAGAAATCCTCTATTGCATCCTCTTTATTCTTATACTTATCCCATATCTTTTTAAATTGAGTTATAGTTAGTGTTTCTGGTTTTAATATAACCTTTCCACCAGATATGTCAAGTAGATCCATTTTCTCTGTGCTTTCTTTTACCTTCGTTAAACTTATAAATTCTTTTAGACTTTGGAATAAATTTACAAAGTCCAATTATTTTGACTGTTTTAAATGATTTAATATCATCAATATCTGCCGATGTAACAACATTTTTAACAAAAGAATAATGAGAATTTATTATCTCTATAACGTGTTCCATTGTAAGAGATTTTTCCTCGGCTATCCTTTTACACATTTCTAAATGATCTGGTCTACGCATTTTAGGAACTTTTTAAAAATGGTTCATTTAGATATACTATAGACCCCTGTTCCGTAACAACAACATATCCAGTATATTCAATGCGTTGATTACCATGTATTATTATCACCCTATTGCTACTCATATTAATTCATTTCTGTCCAAATATCAAGATTGGCAAACCTGTCTTTATAATTTATATTCCAATTAAATATTGTCCCACTATTATTTTTTATGTATTCATTTAAATATTCTTTCATATTACAAACAACCTCGTCTGGTTCTGCAATATTTTCAGTATAAAATGTTAGAGTTTTGTGCATTCTATTTTAAATGTGATTTCTTTTAACTCTGGAATTCTATATTTAGGAACTATACTATTCTCAGTTATAAGTCCATTCTTTCTAAGAGCCATAACTAAATTATAATACACTTCCATAGATATATTCATTATCTTGGTAATCTCTTCTTTTCTTCCTTTTGAAAATATAATTTCATTTCTTTCTTGCTCTGGAATGTCTTTATATTTATCATTAAGAAAAAGTAAATTAGCAAAAAGCTCTAGCTCTTTAGGTCTTAAGTTACTGAATGGTTGTATCTTATCCAATAACCTAAGTACCTTAAGAAAGTAGTCCTGTTTGCTTGTCTTAACTGGAATTACTAAATTGTCCATAATTGTCCTTGTCTAATAGAGCTCAAAGTAGGACTCGAACCCACAACTCCTGATTACAAATCAGGGCCTTACCAGTTAAGGCTATTTAAGCTTGTTGTTGCGAGAGAACGAG